GATCTCGTCTCAAAGCTTCAACCCTGACGGGTTTTTGTTGTCCTCAAACGTCAGTGCTAGTTTGACCTTGTCTCGACCACATGATTGTGATCAGGCAGACGTTGACTATGTTATCACAGTTTTACGTGATTACGTAGCTTCGGTAGAGCTCGAGCGTAGTTTTAACACGCTTATGCCCGTAACAGAGTTGTTAGCATAAATGAATGCTATCTTCGTCCAGGTTGTCGCAATAATATGCTTCACTCTGGCTGTTATGTCAAACTTTTCTAAACCAAATGAGGTAGTCTACGATGAAAACTTCACAGGGGTTTGCCTTCCGCACAGCGGAGGCTTACCTGCAGGACAAAATAGCACAAGGCCTTATCATCCCGACAGAGATATTGAATAATCTCTTGGGATCGCTACGCTCCAGGAACATCAGAGCGTTGGCTCAGGCCAGTCAGCAGCTCCCCGCAGAATATCATGGGGAGCCGTTATTCTTTGTACTACGACAGTTCGAGGCGTTCTTCAAAAAGAATGCAGCCTTCGTCACACGCAAGTGTGATTCGGCAGCCTTGAAAGCGTTCCATCATTATGAAAAACGTTGTGGCATCACTAACCGAAGGGTTAGCTACTACGCGGATCATCCTGAACGTCTTTGTCCCGTAACTAGGGACCAGATAGGGCGAATGCAAAACTTCATCAGTGAAGTTCTGGGTACATTTAATGGAAAGACGGAAGAGGGGCCTTGCGGCTTCCTCAATGATTTACCGTCCTACATTAAACTGACTAATGGTGCAACACGCGAGACGGCTAGGGCAGATTCTCACATTTGGCGTAAGCTCTCAATAACCCCACAAGGGCCACTAAGAGCGAAACCTTATGTAGCAGCGTTACTACGCTACTATGGGTTTTCAAAACTGCCAAACTATAGAGTCACACCCTATAACCGGATCGCAATCGTTCCCAAAAACTGGAAAACCGGACGTACGATAGGTATGGAAGCTTCGGCAGCAATGCCGTTGCAACTCGCCTTCGATAACTACGTTAAAACCCGTCTTCGTATGGGAATTAAGGGTTGTAACATTGACCTAACGGACCAGTCTTCCAATCAGTTGGCTGCTTTTAAAGGCAGCCTAGATGGGTCGATAGCTACTATCGATCTTGAAGGGGCCTCTGACTGTCTGGCGTACGACGTAGCCGCTTTGCTTTTACCAGTAGAGTGGTTCGGATACCTAAACGACATAAGAGCTCGCTTTTGGTTGATTGAAAAATCAGCTGAAGGGCCTCGTCAACACGGAAAGTTTCAGAAGTTGTCCTCGATGGGCAATGGAAGTACTTTTCCAATTGAAACACTGATTTTTGCCGCAGCTTGTCATGCTGTGGGCTCGGTTAACTACCGAGTCTATGGTGATGATATTGCATTAGAGACAGAGTATGCCTCTAGTGTTATTAAATTACTGCGGTACCTTGGCTTTCGCACAA